CTAACCTTTACAATTCTTGTTCTTTTGTTAGTAGATTGTGCCACAGTCTCATGTATTACAGCCAATGTTCCTTCAGTGCCGATTATGTCGCCATAGATTGCATGGGCATGAGCAATGTCATCCTGATGGTTAGAGGTGGAAAGAAGATATTTAGGACAAAACAAACCAAGATGTACAAGCTGTTCTACCCTGTTAACAGATGTTATTCTGACTACATAACTGATAACATGACTTCATCAAGTATACTTCATACCATAGGGGATGAGACATATATAGAATCCCCATGGATGTTCATGAAGGAGGCACTGGTTGCTGAGGGCATCTGTTTTCTGCACAAATGCATGGGCTATGCCATAATGAACTGGAAAGAAAGCAGCTCATTGTTCAGCAGTGTTGACAACAGTTATTTCAATATATATCTATCTTTCCATTCAAGGAGAAAAACTGAAGAATTCATGCACAGCTTCAGGTACCTGTTGGTGAATAATATGGGTGATTACTCAAATTTGGAAGGACTGCTGCCTGAGTTTGCAGGGTTCAACTATGACTTTGTCCAACAACATCTAAGGTTGTGCTTATTGAACAATTATTCTGAGCTGGCTGCATCAATGAGGGTTTATAAGTCCAAGACAAACCTAGAGGCTGCTTTAGTTGATGCAAATGTCAGGCATATATTTAACGGACACCAAATAACTGACCTTGAAACTTTATCCATGTTTATATATAGCAGTTATTTAATGACAAAGGCACCGATAAATCAGATGACGGAACAGCTGAGAAATTTAAAGTCGATAATGGAAACACATGAATCAGCCATGTTGGAGCTAAGCATGAACCAGATTTCAATCAATGAATTAGACACCCTTGAGTCATACACTGAGAGGCTCTTTTCATCAGACTTTAATTATGATCCTTATTTTTGTACCCTGATTGGGAAGTTCATTTCTGATTTTTTGTTGACCAGAAACACTAGGTCTGACATCACGAAAATATGGGAGTCAGCATTGAACAAAAATTGGGACTCAATGGCTAACAGCAAAGGCCTAAGAGGTGACCTCGGAGGGTCTGAGTTCTTTGGTGAAAAAGGTTACTATGTCGTCTGTAAAGAGTTGATTAAGAGATCCAAGTTGGATGAAGTGGTGTCGATTTTGGAGTCCGAGGTGGGAGATTACAAGAAAAGGGCTGATATTGCAAAACTGAATGAGACTTATAGGTCTGAGTGTGGGAAAGGTCTTGATGAGCTTGTCTTCCACGTTGTAGACAAAAGGCAGAGGGGTGGCAGCAGAGAAATTTATGTCATGAACATGGAAACAAAGATGAGCCAACAGCCCATTGAGGCTTTTTTCTCGAGGTTATGCAAATTAATCCCCAACGAGTTGATCAGTGTGCCCAGCAACAAAAGGCTTCAAAACATTCACTCACAAGTTTTTGAGAAAGGGTTTGACACTACAAACAAAGAAAATTATTACCTCACTCTCGATTGCAGGAAATGGGCACCTAAATCCAATCTTGATAAGTACGTGTTGTTTGTCTTGGGCATGGCTGATTGTCTCCCTGCTAGTTTTCTCAAGCACTTCCTGAACTTCTTTAGCTTAATGTACAATAAAAAGAATGTCACGAGATCAAAAGTGCTTGAAAATTTCTTGAAAAGTGAGACCAACAAAAAGCATGAGAAGTGGTTTCATGTTGAAGGTGATGCAGCCTATTTTGAGATGCCATACAGCTTTATGATGGGGATATTCAATTTCTTGAGCAGCTTGATGCATGTTTCTAATCAAATGTATGCATCCTACATTATCAACCTGAGTAGCAAAAAGAATTTAAACAGGGACTCATACCTGCACATGCTCGCACACTCCGACGACAGTGCAGGAAAGGCTGTTGTTGCGACTGAATCTGACATGAAGAGGTTGTTGCTCCTTTATGAGGTAAGTTTGAAATCTGCCAACCACCTGATATCCATAAAGAAATCTGTCGTTAGCAAAGTTTATTTTGAATTTTTATCTGTCCTATATATCATGAACCAACTAGTACCATTATTGCCTAAGTTCATGTCTGGAATCACTTTTAGACCTGTTGATAAGGGTTACTGCACTGATTCCCTGCAATCTTACAGTAAGTGCATAGAATTGATTTTAAATGGGGCACATTTTGAGCAAGCATACATTTACATGAAGGTGCAATCTCACTTGATTTGGAAATTCTACTTTAATGACAACCCGAAGCCTGAGGATTATGCTATACCTCCTCAACTTGGGGGAATGCCAGACTCACATCCATTGTCTGTGCTCCTTGTCGGAACAGACAGTGACTTAATCAGACTTAAGTACAGCTTGGGTGACAATGCGGCAGGGCTCATGCTGAGGTTCTCAAACCTACTCTCTCTTGATTCCAGCATGGAGGAGGGGCTTCTAAAACCTTTCAACGCCAAACCCAACATAAGACCCAGCAAAGATTTGTTCATTGAGGCTGCTGAACTGATTGAAAGCAGGTTGCCTAGGCTGTCTGAGTCGTGGTCAATAAAAAATCTAACTTTCAAGAGCACACCCCTCAATTTGATCCAGACAATCCTGAAAGCTAAAGATTCCTCCTTTCTTGCTGCATTGCAGGATGAGGAAATCATGAGGAGGATATCTAGGGCGTATTACTTCAGGTCAAGCCAGTGTGTTGAAACCAAGATTGGATTTATAAATTACAGGCAGTTGAGAAAGTACTTTTCATCTATAAACTCATTGAGGTTCTCA